CTATTCTAGGATTTGAGGAGATAAACGGTATAATATATGTAAAAGACGAAATAGAAAGGGAAAGGCCAACGCCATCAGAGATGCTAGATACACTACTATTACTATCAAAGAAATACGGTAACTGCCTAATGCTAGTAGATTCTGCACATACAGGATTAATTAGGGATCTTCAGAATAGGGGGGTTAATACTCAATCAGTAGTATTCGGCTCAATGAGTGAGGATAACAAACAATCACTAATATCAAAGATGACATTTGAGGCCAGTCAAGCGGTAAGGGAGAAAAGAGTTAGAATCCACAAATCAATGAGAACCTTAACAGGCCAATTAAAGGCAGTATCATTTAACTCTAAAGGACACCCAGATAAGACAAAACTTAATTTCGATGCAGGCGATTGCTTTCTTATGGGCGTGAATCATCTAAAGAGTAACAGGGTAAGAATCATTTCACTATCTTTAAATAATACAGATGAAGAGGATGATTGACCGTCAGCCATAACCGAGAATCTTTCTAGATAAGAGGAAAAGTTGGGCTCTTAGGTCTTAGCCTAAAAGCGTGTATGAGACATCATTAGGCTAACTTTTATTAACAAGTATGATAATTAATAATGGGTTAAGCAGAACTGGTTATCAGGGCTGAGAGAAATCAATGAAGCCTAAATCTTTATTATCAAGTATCTATAATTCAAATCAATGATACCACACTGTCCATCATGTAGTTTCCATTTGCAAAAAATAACATCATCTGGCGATTCATGTCAAATCTATATCTGTATGTGTGGCAAGAGGTATTTTGAGAAATGAGTAGAGGAACTGGAACTATGAAAGGTCGCAGAGGTAACAGAAAGCCAACCAAGAAAGAAGTGCTTGAAGAACAGTCAATGATAATATTCCAGCAAAACATGATAATACAAGAACAGAAAAGGGTTATAGAGAATCTAACTAATACTTCTAATATTAACAAATAATCAAATTTCCTCAATGGGAGTCATTTTTAATTCAGGTAGAAAAGATACAGGCAGGACAGACAAATATTCAGACGAAACGCCTCTAAAAGACTACCAGGATTACAGAAAAGACTATCCATTAAAAGACGAAAACGCTAGGGAAATAGCACGTGAAATCACACTAAAGAAAAGACCGGTTCAATTCATAGGCAAAAAGAGTTTAGAAGTACGCAAACAGGAATTAGTTTCTCATATTCAATCTTATCAAGAAACTTTCTCACATCAGGATAAAAAGAAATGGATTAACAAACTTAAGGAATTGAACGAGGCACTAGGATTTTGAATCAGGTTTTAGATACTTTTAACCATTGTGTAGATGATCTTATTGCAGAGATTAGGCGTATTAATACTGAGAATCCTGATCCGTTAATGGCAGAGAACAAGACCAAAAGAGTAATTCAAAAATGGTTCAAGTATGGCGGAAGACTACCTAGAGGTTAAAATTGACCTTAGGAATTTATTTAACTTTAGATCAATCCATAATTAATTATGGGGATTATTCCAGCGGTAACAAGATAACAGGAACCATTTATAGTGACATTTACAAATCAGTAGCCTTTAACCTAACCGATTATACCGTTACACTTAGATTATATAGAGAGAATGGAACTGTAGATTATCTTAACGGTACTTGTGCCATTGTAACTGCAGCCAGTGGAACTTTCTCATTAACCGTAACGGATGGCCTATTACCTCAAAGAGGATTATATTTAGCCGAAGTGGAAGTATCCAAATCAGGAATACTACTCTCTAGCATAAACAGGGTGGAGTTGTTAATACAATGACAATCAAATCATTCCTTAAAAAAATATGGGTAGAGGAAGCAGTACCAAAACCAATATCACAAATCATAAAGTCTTACGGTTATCAGGGCGATTCTCCAGAGGTATCATTTGAAAGGAAAATATACTATCACTCAATATCCCCACAAATTCAGGTAGGGGTCACAGGTTATGCCAGACTATTAGATCCAGCCAATATTATAGTAAATACAGATGATGAACAATCAAAAAAGATTATAGAAGATTGGATTGAAGATACCGATTTTAAAACCAAATTCGAGGCCATGTGTAATACATTTTTGATATGTGGAAATAGTATCTTAGAAAAACTAGACGATAAACTAATTCAAGACGTAGCCGAAGTGGATATGAAAACCATAGTAGGCAAGAAAAGAGATGATGCAGGTAACACTCTATACTATATCCAACAAGCAGGTCCAGAACAAAGAAAACTAGGAGAAACAAAACTGGATAAATTCATCGAGTTTAACTTATCAACTATTTCAAGGGGTATGTGGAGTCCTTGTATCTTTGAATCAGCCTGTATCCCCAGAATGGTAGGAAATAGAAACACCTTACCTCTAGTTGAATTGGTAGTTGGCCTAGAAGATGCCATGAGTACAATAGTATTAAACAACGCATATCCAGAAGTATATTATACATTCGAGGGTGCAAATGAGGAAGAATTAAAACGAGAGGCAGAGAAGTTAAGGAAAAAGAAACCAGGAGATAGATCCATAGTAACAAAGCAACCAAAGATAGACCTGTTTGAGGCCAAAGGACAATCGGCTTATGTAGACTATATCAAATATTTGTATAACTCATTAAGTGCTTCTGTCAAGTTCCCAATAGATATTATCAATGGTGATTTTACTTCAAGGGCAAGTAGTGAAACATCTGCAGATTTACCCCAAATGGTTGCAAGTTCAATTAAGAGATATTTGGGTAATAAACTAAAGCAAGAACTATTTGATCTTATTTTACAACAGAATGGTAAGGATCCTAAAAAGGCAAACTTGCAAATTACATTCGGTTCTAACGAAGTAACCCCGCTTACCCCAGCAGATGTAGTATCAAGATTTGAAAAGAAATTATGGACAGTTGAGGAAGCAAGGGAATGGGATAAGGATAATACCAATTCCGACCTATTTGATGACGATGTAATTAATAATGAAGCACAGGCTGAAAAAGAACAACAGGTAAAAGACGATATGATACCAGTTGATGATAAGAAAGGCGGTTTTGTAATGAAACCTAGAATAGTAACCAATATCAAAAAGGAAAAAATCAAAGAGGGATTTGGTGCCACAGTTATTTATAAATTAGATTATGGCCATGATAAAACTGATGTTTGTGATGATTACGCTGATAATGTATATGAGATAGATTCCCCAGATATTCCTAAATTACCAGATGAAACCCATCCTAACTGTAAGTGTTATTTTGAGGATGAGGAATCAGGTGAATATCTAGGCCAAGATCCAATAAGTGCTATTAATGGTACAACAATAGAACCAGAGTCATTTAGAAATATAAAGAAAGAATTTGCTAAAAGAGATGAACAAATCAAACTGCTCCAAGAGAAACTAGCCGAAAGGGAATTACAGGAATCATCCGAGAAAGCAAAGACTACCAAAGAGATACTAGGGTTACTGAGGGATCTTAAATGACATTAAAACTATTCGAGGACAAAGAGGGAACCAAACTGTTCAATATGTGTAATTTCATAGAGGTAGAAGTAGGCTCATCTAAATCCAAAGAGGTTTATCTTAAGAACATTGATGAGAAATGGAATATAGTAAACATCAAAGAGACAGTAACAGACGGTGATATTTCAGTAGTTAACATACCCTTACAATTAGCACCAATGGAATCAAAGGCAGTAACAATCATATTCAAACCGTCATTAAACAGGGATTCAGGACTTCATAGCGACTTATTCTTTACGGGGAAGCTTGTCAAGGTATAGTTCTATTTTACTAAATTTATGGGGTAATAACTAATGGTTGCAACTTTTGACGTTGTTTGGGATTTTGGTGGAACAGCAAACACACCAGGTACAGTAGCCCAGACACTTACTAATTTACGATTTAACAACGAGGATACAAATGATCAGGATACAGCATCACCAATTACAATTACAGCCGCAACTACAATTTACTCTTTTTGGAAACACGTTTATCTAAAATGTACTTCTGGTCCATCAGTTCAAATTAACAATGTCAAAGTCTATACAGACGGCACATTGGGTTGGACAGGATGCACAGTCAAGGTAGGCGATGACGTATGTACTAGAAATTCTACACCATCTTATGCAGGTTATGATCCAGGTGTTGCTACCGTACTTACAAACCACGATACCATAGCAACTACAACAAGTCTTTTCACTTATACATCAGGCGCTGCTCGAACCGTTACGATCAGCGAAACAGATTCCGTAATTAACGCAACAAACGAGACTACCGATTATGTAGTACTTCAACTTGAGGTTACAGATACCGCAAGTCCTGGAACTACTGCAACCGAAACAATAACGTTCTCATACGATGAAATTTAATCCAGCAGATTGCAAATGGAGAGCAATCCACACAGATAAGATTATAGAATATCCAAACTATATCGATATAGACCGTTCCACTCTACAGGAATTTCAATTATTAGACGGCGAGCAAGTAGTCTATTCATTAAAAAGACCAAAGAACAAGCCATTCAAACTATTCGCTAGATTAAGAACTTATGATATGAAAGTAGATAATCAGGGAACTAAGGTATGGATAATAGGCAATAATATTCCGCCTGTAAAGTTTGATGTCATAGACGGGGAAACAGTAGAATCCTGTAATGAGTATCGAACCAATCACGCAAAGTATGACAGGGTTATATTCAGAGAGGATGAATTATGAACTTCTATAATAGTGAGGATTTAATGGAATAATATGGCAGAATACACAATGAACGTACAGGCAACATCTAATTCTTCTGCAAACACATCTGACGCATTTTTAGAATTAAAGGCTCCAGCTTCTACAACTGTATTGTTAAAACGTATTAGAGTTGCTTCTCATGCCACAACCCCAGCTGATAATGTGATCTATATAAGATTAAACAGATCAAGTGCTGCGGGTGCTACAGGATCAGGCTTTACTCCACTTAAAAGGAGACAGACTGCACCAGTCTCAGTAATCACATCTTCAGCGGCATTTGTCAAAAACGGAACTACTGCTTTTTCAATCGGAGCAGTAACAGATACTCCTATCAAAAGTGCAGTTAATCAAAGAGGTGTTTGGGAATGGATAGCAAGAGATAAGGATGATTATATCGAATGTGGTTCAGCAGCTTATCTTAATTTGGAAATTCAAGTAGGTGCTGCCTCACAGCTTATCAGTGCCGAATGGGATTGGGAAGAATAGATGTATGATCACATGGACCGCAGATTCATGTACTGGTAATACTAATACTGGATGCAAAATAGTAATAGACACAACAAATCCAAATAATCCAACTTTTGTATCGTTTGAAAGAAGATGTATTAATCATAGTACAATTTCAGGGGATACCTTATTACAGACAATGTTATCAGAATCCAGAAGAAAAGAATATACTAGACAAAAACTATTAGAGATAGCGTCGTCTATTTTGGGTACTACAAACACAGATGGTGTACTGGTTTGGAAAAACGGTGTATCAATGAACTGGTCTTACGACTCTAACAGAATCCTAACCATATCAGTATCAGGTGTCACACTAACCACACAGCAAAAGGCAACAGCCCAGTCATGGTGTGACACTCAATTCGGTAGCGGAAAAGTGATAGTGGTATGACTTGGCAGACACTATACTAGTTGCGTCAGAGTCAGAGGGTAGTGGTGCATTAGGTTCAAATGTAATACGATATATCCCCATAGGGTCTGGATTTGGAGCACCGAATACCACAGAATCAAATATTGAAAGGACTTGGCGTAATGCTGGAACATTAAAAAAATTACTGGTATTAGTAACATCAAACTCAATTTTAGTCTTAGATACAGTTTATACTACCAGAAAAAATCAGGCAAATACATCGCAGACGGTTTCAGTTCCAGCAGGCTCTACGGGAACTTTTGAGGATACCACAAACAACGTAACAGTAGCTGCTACGGATGAACTGGATTATTTGGCAGACACGCCAGTAACGGCATCAGGTACAATCACAGCAACATCAATTTCAAACATATATACAGCAGATTCCAACACATACACAAACTTTCAAACTTCACATTACACATCTGATACATCAGTATCATATACTGACAACACTACACGATATGCCCTAATTGGGGGGTTTATTACAAATGAATCAACTGAATCAAATGTAAATACCACTTTCAAATCTGCAGGTACTTTAAAGAATGGATTTGTCTATATCACACAAAACAACATATCAAGTGCCAGCACCATCAGAACCAGAAAAAACAACACTACAAACGGAAACATATCAATCTCAGTAACAGGAAATACAACAGGAATATTTGAGGACTCAAGCAATACGGATACCGTAGCAAGTGATGACGAATGGAACTGGCAGATAGTATGTCCATCGGTTACACAAACAAAAACAATAGAAATAAGACACCTGCAAATCGGGTTCGAGACTACAAATTCACAATTTCCATTATTTTCAGGTACTTCGGCACCAAAAACACAAGCGTTTAATGCCACATATTATTACGCATTAGGTTCTGCAAATGAATCTAATACTGAGTCACACAGGGCTGTAAAATCCAGAGTATCCTTTACAGCTAAAAACATGGTAGCTGCGGTAACGGCAAACACAATAGCAACATCAGAAACCACATTCAATTTCAGAAAAACAAATAATTCGGTAATCACAATATCAGTAAGTGCTGGTGCAACTGGAATCTTTGAAAACACGTCAGACACCTCATCAGTAGATACAACAGATACAATCAACTTTTCAGTTATTACACCAAACACATCAGGTAGTATTTCATTCAGACAGATTTCAGTAATGGCTGATGCATCATGGATGTATCTTCCAAGTACGCCAAAACGTAACAAGTTCAACTTCCAAGACATAGACGAGGGGGAAGAAATTGGTTAGATATGTTTATCCTCGTTCAAAAACACCGCCACGAGTAGCATCAGTTACATACACCAAGACATTTACAATAGACGCTACTCTCAAAAAGAATCTTACAAAGACCTTTACAATTGATACCGTACTAAAGAAAAACTATACAAAGACGTTCACCGCAGATGTAACATTAAAGAAAAACTTTACCAAAACATTTACTATTGACGCAACATTACTAAAGAATTATCCAAAAACATTCACAATAGACACCGTACTAAAGAAACTCAGTATTCCAAAAACCTTTACAATCGATACTGTTCTAACAAAACTAAACAACCTCAAGACCTTTACTATTGACGCAGTATTAGCAAACACCTACACAAAGACATTCACAATAGACGCGGTACTCAAAAAGAATCTAACAAAGACCTTTACTGTAGATACCGTACTTCAAAAACTAGATAATCTAAAGACATTCACCGTTGACGCTACCCTCAAGAAAAACTTTACAAAGACATTTACAGTTGACACCGTCTTACTCAAGAACTTTACAAAAACCTTTACAGTAGACGCTACTTTACTCAAGAATTTCACCAAAACGTTCACCATTGATGCCGTACTTAAGAAATCATATACAAAGGCACTAACAATAGATACAGTATTACAGAAAAATCTAACAAAAACATTCACTATCGATTCTACTCTGCTTAAGAGTTTTACAAAACAATTCACAATAGATTCGGTATTAAAGAAAGCCTATACCAAGACTTTTACCGTAGATTCTACCCTCAAAAAGGCATTTACCAAGACATTCACCATAGATACTTACCTAGAATCTGCTGGAAGCACCACAAAATCATTCACAATTGACGCAGTTCTGCAGAGATTATCAACCAGACGGGCTGGAAGTGCCATAAAGAGGGTAAGAAGAAAATTACCACCAAGATATCCTGAATTTATCACAATAGAGTTACATTTACCCCTAGAATCAGCCGTTACAGTTCCATTAAGGGAAAAAATACCGTTAAGATCCTTTGTCTATCAGAATCTAAGGACAATAATCAGCCTAGAATCAAGCGTATTTAGGAAGATTATAGAGAATTTACCCCTTAGATCAGCCATTTCACAGGAAACAAACACGCATACGGCACTGGAAAGTTATATATCAAATGGAAATGTGTTTTATAGTATTCCTCTAGATGGTAATATTAACAGGGATAAAATGGACAAAATCAGGGAAAAACTAATCGATTTGATAGGAGAAGAATATGAAACTTCCTAGTTTTTGTTATCAAAAGGCTTTCTGGGTACTAGTTCCAATAATTATTGTTTCCATGTCTTCAGGCGTTGCTGCAGTAATGGGCCAGATAAGTTCTATGGATATAAGATTAAACCATGTTGAAAGCGAGGTTGACATGAATAACGTTCCAGAGTTGAAATTAACAATTAATAACAGATTTGACAAGATTGATGAAAACTTGTATATCATTCAAAAGCAGAATTTAGAAAATTATAAACAAATTTGCAGATTATCAGAGGGAGACTGTTGAGGCTTAGATTTTCAAACAAAAAGATATTATGTTGTACTCACTGCTCATCCATGAGACTTGATTTGGTTGGCGATGTGTTGATATGTGTGGACTGTAAGGCAGTTAGGGCGTTGAGTTAGTTCTATTTTAGTATATTTTAATTAAAAATTCGTGCATAAAGTAGTTATAGAATCAGTAGGAAGCGTAAAAGGCAGAATTATAGAGGGTATAGCCTTGACGCCAGCGGTATCACTTAACAGAAATATTTACTCCATAGAGGCCATAGATTCGGCTAGAAACCTAGACAAGCAACTTAAAGCCGATTGGGAGCATACTGACGAAGTAGTTGGTCATGTAACTTATTTCAAAGGACCTAATCATAGTATAAATTATAGAGCCGAAATAACCACAGAAAGGGCTGCAGAGATCAAAGAGGGTGTTCACAAGGTATCAATAGAGGCTTCAGTTGATGATGTTGTATCTTCTTGTAATAAAAAAGGCTGTTATAATCTGGTAGATGGAATTACATTTGAGGGTATAGGAATTACTACAAATCCAGGTGTCCAAACCACAACTCTAAACATAGTAGAATCTTATCAGGATTGGAAGCCAATAACAGAATCACATTGTCTAACCTGTAACGAGAATATTATAAAAATAAACGAGGAAGAACAGAGTGAAATCAAGATAGAATTAGAGAATCTAAAGAAACAGGTTGAGATACTATCCAGACCAAAATGTGAAAAGTGTCACAAACCAGCTAAAGTATAGTTCTATTTAATATACAAACTAGCTAACCAATTAATGACAGATATAGACGAATGCGCTTGTCCTAAAGAATCTGAACATTGTGCCGAAGAAGATAAAATCGACGGTAAATGCCCAGAAGTTCCTAAAGTCGAGAGCATTCCAGAATGGGCAAAAGCTCTTCAAACCTCTTACGAATCAATCTCAGGCAAATTAGAAAAACTAACCACGCTTGAAGTTGCCGCTGGAGTCAGAGAAGTGCCAAAGCCAGAAGCAACAGTATCTAACACAACAGCAGATACAGTCACAATGGAAAACATCGCTGAAAAGTTGTCAAAAGCCTTTGATGAGGGTAGAGACTTAAAACTCACTATTCCATATGAGGGTGTAAGATCACTTGCAGTTTCAACCCAACAAGTAGGTAGAAATGGCATTAGTGAATCATACAAAGCATCTAACTTCAGAAAACACCAAATTCAAGAGGTTGGATTTACCTTTACAGGTACACACACAGCCATTGACCAAATTCCTGGAGTCCAAACAGTTCCAGGTGGTGTTGATTTCGCACCATTGAGACAGTACACTAACTACAAATCTATCCCAAAAGGAAAAGATTCCGCAACTTTCTACAAAAAGACACTGCCAGACACACTAGTCCAAGTACCAGGTACAACTGTCACAGAATCATCAATGACATTTACAGCAGTAAATATTCAGCCTAGCACTATTGCAGGTTCATACTTTAAGATTGACTCTGATGACGAGGAAGACGTACCATATTCAATATCCGCAGAAGTTGTTGACGCAATCGGTCAAACCGTAGTTGACTATGAAGATAACGCAATTATCAACACAGCAGCCGCAGCAGCAACTCCAGGATTATGGGTAAACGGTAACACTGGTGCAACAATTACACATGACGATATTTCAGGCATGACGCTTGATCCATCAGCCATTGGTAAGGCAGTAGCATATCTTAGCTCACAAGGCTATTTGAAAGGCGGAGTAGCACCAGTTCTAGTAGCACATCAAAACGCAATCGACCAGTTAGTTAGAGATAGCGACCTAGTTGATTTCGTACAAAACTCTAATGATGGAATTACAAGAAGCGGTGACTTCCCAATGCTATACGGTTGTAAATTAGTGAAATCTAACAGCGTAACCACAATGGATAACACCACAAACGATACCTATAGAAACTATATGTTCGTTCCAGGTATTACATTTGGTTCAGCATCAAAACGTGACTTAAACGTACAATTCCACTCCATACCAGAAAACAATCAGATAGGGGTAACAGCCAACTGGAGATTTAAATCTGGAGTAATTGACGCAAGTTCATTAGTTAGAATTTCCTCAAGCCAATAATAGATACAATTTTCTTTTTTTTCTTTTTTTATAACTTTAAATACTAGCTTTATAAATAAAATTAATGACAAATAAAATTATAAATAATAGTATAGATTCGGATATTTTTCAAGGTGATAACTCATTAATATGTGCTGGTGCTGTGATTCAAAATGATGTAATAATTGGAAGTAATACAATCATAGGACCTCAATGTGTGATAGAATCAGGAACAAAAATAGGTGATAATGTGACACTTCAACCATTTTGTGTAATTGCCAGAGACACTATAATTCAGGACAATGTATTTATTGGGCCTCATTTCTCATGTGCAAACGACAAATATATACAGGATGGTGAACATGGAAATTCACCAAACAAGAAACCTTTTGAGGCTCATAATATAATTATTAAAAAAGGTGCTAGGATAGGAACCAGATGTAGTGTTGCACCAGGTGTTATAATAGGAGAGAATTGTTTTATCAAGATGTGCTGTTTTATAAAAAAAGACGTTCCAGATGGGATGGTTATTCTTTCAAACTCAGTATATCCAGACGATTATGAACTTTGATGAATTATCTATTGGAATTTGCTGGTACAATGATCCAAGTATATTCCGCCTACTGGATAGCCTACCTAAATCAGTTGAAAAAATTGTTGTTGATGGGAAATTCAAACTGAACCCAAACCCACAGGAATTATCAGATGAATCATTAAGATTAAGATTGCTAGATTATGACAATATACATTTGATAGACGCACCAAATTTAACCGAGCCTGAAAAAAGAAACCAATATCTTATGGATAATGATCATAAATATCAGTTAAATATAGATTCTGACGAATATGTGATTGCTGCAGATTGGGGTAAATTCTATAATTTTATTCTTACTCTGGATAGTGGTATTCATCATGTGTTTTTTGAGGTAGATGAGAACGGGGGAACTTCTACTTATCCAAGACTATGGGTAAATCCCAGCGAATGGGAATATGTGATATGTCATAACATTTTTAGAAATAGAAAACTAGGAAAAATATTAAAGAGTGGATTTTCAGAGGGGGAAACCTGTCCAGGCGTACTATGTGGAATGAATGATAATCTGCGAAATGAAAGATACCTTAAAGAAATTATAGATTATCAAACTCAGATGATTGCATTTGAAAAACCATTTAGACATAAGTTCCAACAGGGAGATTTGAAAGACTTTGAATGAATATTCTACTTCCAAAGCAGTTTATCACGCCGATAAGATTAAGGATCTGCAGAACTTTAAGAGTATTACACCTACAGAATTACAGGTTGATCTAGAGGCTTGGTGTAATCATAACTGTAATTTTTGTAGTTATAGAAAAGATAACGGGTATAACAATGATATGCTTAAACTACTTGGTGCTAATCCTGGTGAGAAATATGATGACAATAAGCCAATAGGAAAACCATCAGATAATTCAAGACTTCCTCTAGAGTTTGCAAGAACATTACCCAAGCAGATGTTTGACTGTGATATTCCAGCGATTGAACTAACTGGTGGTGGAGAGCCTACACTATGGCCAGCGTTTGATGAATTAATAGAGAATCTGGCAAAATATCACAGGGAAATCGGTCTAGTTACAAACGGTTCTTCATTATCTGACAAAAGAATAGAGTTATTACGAAACCACTGTTTATGGATTAGATTTTCAATGGATTCTTCAAATCAGGAAGTGCATAAGAGAGTACATAGGACACAGGGTGATGAATTTGAAAGGATAGTCGGTAATATTAAAAAGATTTGTAATGGCAAAAGAAAAGACCTGATAGTTGGAATATCGTTTATCATAAACCCAGATAACGTGGATGATATTGAGGATTCGATTATATTTTACAAGGATTTAGGTGTTGATAATATCCGATTTAGTTGGATGTATGACGCTGGTGGAAAGTCAGGATTAAATGATGCTGAAATAAGTTATATTAAATGTAGGCTAGATTTCTACAAGCAAAAACACGAAACAGATGGCTATAAGATACATTATGATAAGACTAGAATAGATTCATATTCAGAGCCGAATGATTTTGACAAGTGTTACTTTCAGAGGTTTGTATGGTCCATAGGTGCCGATGCCAAACTATACCCATGCTGTATTGAAAAGTATGATGCAAAATATGTAATTGCCGACTTGAGGGAAAAGACAATAGGAGAGGTAATTTATGATATTTCAACAAATATAAAAATGGACAATCTTGATCCCAGAGGATGTCTTCCTTGCTGGCTAAGGGGCAAGAATCAATCCATTAAAGACGCAGTAGAGAAACCTATACATGAGAATTTCGTATGAAAATACTACTTGCTAGGCCAACCCCCAGAGGGAATATTGAAAAGGTGGAAAGACATAATATGCAACTACAATGTGATAAACTCCACGTAATGTATCATAAAGAGCCAGAAGCATATGAGATTATACAGGATTATTTTCTAACACATGATTATGATTATCTCATAATAGCACCTGATGATCTCATGGTTACAAACGAGCATTTGAACATACTCAAAGAAGATTTGAAATTAAACTATGATATTATAGGTGGTATTGCCAACGTAGATGAGGGGGATGATAATATTTCATCATGTCTTACAGTCCATGATATATTAAATGGTCCTATATGGATTAAGAGAGACAAACTACCAAAGGATGATATATTCAAGGTTGCTTTTAACGGATTTGCTTTAATGGCCATTCATAAGAGGGTATTTGAAAAAGTGAAATTCAAAAGCACTCAAGACGACATATATGATGGTAAAAGTTATACAGGTTCGGTAGATACATTATTTTGCATTGATTGTCATAAAAACAATATAAACATTCACACTGATAAGAGAATAGATATGATACATTTTAGAAAGCAGGGTATATTCAGAGTAGGAACTAGGGAACCAATGGTCATATTTGAGGCGTATTAGAATGGGTGTAATGTTTTCGGTTAATGATGGTCTTACGGATAATCAGAAAAAGGCAGCAGAATTAATGGGTATCACAAATGATGATATGTATAACAGGTTAAAGAGGATAAACGATAAGGATTTTTATGATGTTTCGATAGTCATTCCAGTCTATAATGGTGAGAAATATATCTTGGAATCTATAAATTCTGCAAAAAATCAAACTTGGAAAAGCACAGAAGTCATAGTGATTAATGATGGTTCTACTGACGGTACACATGAGATATGTAAACAGATAGATGGAATATCATATTATATGAAACCGAATGGGGGCACAGCATCAGCACTAAATACAGGGATAAAATTCGCACATGGCCTATGGATCAAATGGTTATCTGCTGACGATGTATTATACCCAGATACGGTCGAAAAGATGATGACGTACCCCCCACTAAACAAGGAAGTTATCTATTACACACATTATGACTACATCGATGAGAATGGAAAAATAAAGGGAAGTTTTGTAGAACCAGATAGAAGTGACAAATCAATAAAAGAATTAAAAGAAGAGATGTTGGGTAATTTCTTTGGCAATGGATCAACAAGTTTAATACATAGGGATATTTTCAAAAAGATAGGTATGTTTGACCGATTGCCACATAGTGAGGATTATGATTTTTGGTTAAAGGCCTTATCAAACGGTATAAAGATGGAGTTAATGGATATGTATAGTTGTAAGTACAGGCTTCATTCAGAACAACTAACAAACAAGATAGGCGGTCAGTTAAACGATTATATAAGGAGTAGATATGGTTAAGTTATTATTATTCAGGGGATCGCCTAGATCCAACATCCATGAGGTAGAGAGATGGAATAAACACCTAGAGGATTACTGTGACGTATTATGTGTAAGATATGCTATGGAGTTTGAGGCTTATGAATATGCCAGAGGTTACTTTCTAAACCATCCAGAATATGATTATCTAGTGATTGCAACAGATGATATAGTGGTTACTGTTAAAGATATAAAACAGTTAAAAGATGATCTTGAAGCTGTTGATTACCCCGTCTTATCTGGTTTAATGAACGTTGATGAGAAAGACCATGATGATATGTGGGGTAATCTTAACATCACTTATGAACTTGCAGCCAAAGACAGGAGATTACGATTCTATAACTTTGTAAAATTCAATGAATTACCAGTAGAGGATATATTCCAGGTAATGTTTGCGGGGTTTGGATTGACTGCAATAAGGCGTGATATTATAGAAGAGCCAGGATTTAACTTTGCTTCAGATGGTATCTTCAGGGGTACAGGGATAGTAAATGGTGCCTCACTTGATCTCGTATTTTGTTGGTGGTGTATGGAGCATAAGGATGAAAAAGGTAATCCTAATCCAATACCTATATTTTGTGATCAAAGAATACACATGCACCATCTAAGGGATCATGGTAGAAGCCAAGTAGGAGAAAGGGAGAAAGTAGTAGAGATTAACGGTAAGGAGTACCCATTCGGATATGTATAAGTTCTCTTTTGGGTTTGGAATAGATTGATATTATGACCAGTTATAGTTCTAACGCTAACGTACAAAACCTAGTTTATGGCACTACTAACTCGGATTTAGATACAGTTTGCTCTAATGCTCGTGATGTTGCTACAAGTGTAATCAATGCCACTTTGGGATATAAATCAGATTTGGCAACGGTTCCAGATGTTATTACAAGATGCTGTACGCTTTTGGCAGCAGGTATTATTTCAACTTCACCAGAGGATAAGGTAGATTCTAACACCTATTGGAAACAGGGTATGTTATTACTTGCTTCACTTGGTGAGGAAACAGAATCAGGCAACAAGTTTAATACTATAACCGTAGAGGGATTCGGAAGAAACCCAGATTATTATGACGGTCAGGAATATAACAGGGCTTAGACATGGTTAATAAACTATTAAATGCTCGATTAGGGACTGCGATGCCAACCGATCCCAGTGTGGCATTATGGACTTATGTCAAATCAATATGGGGTAATTCAACAGGTTATACGGTTCCAGCAAATACGGCAATAAAATTTGACACTAAATTCGGTGATTTTAAGGGATTCTTTAATTATTTTATCGTGGAAAATATGCCAAAGATTACTAAACCACAGGTATTAGGTGCTGGAAGATTTCATACTGATGAAGTAAAAAGGATTCAGATAATGTGTGTTGGTACAAGTGCAAAGAATACAAAATGGAATATGGAGCAGCATATACAATCTTTAATTAATGGAAATGTAATAGGTATGCAAACCACTTATGGTATTGATGAAATGATTTTATCTGACTTCCAGGAGATTCCAACAGAAGAAAGCGACACATTCAAAACAAATCTGCAGCCAAACACAGGATTCCAAAAAGCCAGAAGCTTTGCAACTGTTACTCTAAAGTACGACCAATATCAAACCGCAGTATAGTTCTATTATTGTTATAATTTTAAACTCTATTCGTGACTGAGGAAGCCATAACAATATCAAAGAAAATCCCTGAAGGATATGTTTTAGAAACTATCTTTAGAGAAAATGGAAAATCTTTCGAGTTATGGCATAATCCAAAATCAACAGATCAAAAGACAACTTATATTAAACATGAGGTAGGCTCCAAATGGTAGTATCTACATCTGCTCAATTATTTGTAAAGCCTTTGGGTTATACACCTGAAACCACAGAGGGAACTACACCAACATCATCACCTTATTTCTCTCCAGTGGGGGCAGTAACAGCATTAAACTATAAGAAAGATAACTCTTTAATCGAGATTGGTCAGATTGGTTCTGAAGATGTTATTGATTACGTAACTGGACTTACCGTAAGGGAAGCAAGTGTTACATTCGGATTAACAGGTTCATCATTTTTAAAACGTGCAGTAAATGCCGCAAATTATGGCACACCAACAGGCACTATATCACAAACCTTTTCTCTAGTATATTCCATTTATCTTAACGCAGTTGAAAACTTTGTATTCCTAAAGGGATGCAGACCTAAATCATGCTCTATTAACATGGAGATAGGAAAAGTTACAGAATGTTCTATGGATATGGTTTGTACTTCAATTACAAAACCAGCAACTTCAAGCGGTCTAACTACACCAACATTCGCAAGTCTAGCATCTGGTGACGTTTGGGATTGGCTTGATGGTGGAGCAGATCCAGTATCAGTTAATAGTGTTGCTCAAAGTTGCATTAAATTCTCATGTACTATTGAAAGAAATACATCAATGGATTATACTTTAGGCAATACCGCAGGTTTCGGTTCACAGCCACACGCAAGAAGAATCAGAGGCGAATTTACAACTCTATGGACAGCCGACACAGAAGAAACCCTATTTGATGCAAGTACAGAACACACAATAGCAGTAGTCTTAAAATCAGCAACTTCTACACTAACATTAACAGGATGTGAAATATCCATGATAAGCAGGGATCATTCAGCCGATGAGGGTGGAGCAACTGTAACAACTTACGCATATACAGCAGAGGCAGCATCATTAACATGATCGGTGAAACATTTGAAGTTAATGGAAAACATTTTACTATTAAAAACGAGTTTACACTTGGGGATAAGAGAAGAATAAACAGGTTACAGTCTAACTTTAACGATTTAATCGGTAAGGATATAGACACTGAAACACTAATTTCCGAGCAAACAAGACTGTCAAACGAACAGGATGAACTTATGGCTAATCTATTATCCAGAATATTGGGATTAACAGAAGATCAGTTAGATAAACTAACATATCCTGAAGAAGTCAGTCAAGTATTTCAAACAATGATTCAGGTAGCAACTACACCTAAAAAAAAAGAATCGAAGCAATCCGACTCGCCTACCTCACAGGAAATACAAGCCTACCTCAAGTAGTTTCAGAACCAGAAGCTCTAGAAATCATATCAAAATATTCTCTACTTAACAGAATGGGTACTGGCTACACTTGGGAGACATTGGACAATATTCCCTATATCGATTATCTCTATATCACAAAATGTATGGAGTATGAAAGCAAGGCTATGGAAATAAACAGTAAAGGGGGCTCCAATATTGTCTAAGGTTGAGGTTACAGGATTAAGGGAATCACAGAGAATATTAGATAATATAATCAGAAGCATGGATGAAGCACATCATAGAATATTGATAGAAGCTGGAAATAAAATAGTAGATGAAGCCCGTTCTAACTTGCAGAATAATACAAACATAGATTCAGGTGATTTGTTATCATCTATCAAGATACTCTTTGAAGATGAGGATTCGATTTATGTAGGATCTGATATGCCTTATGCAGGACATATAGAGTTTGGCAGAGGTCCAGTATTTCCAGTAAATAAGGAGTGGCTTCATTGGATTGATAAGGAAACTGGCAAGGATATTTTCGCTAAAAAGGCAGGTCCAACAGAACCAAGCCCATTCCTAGCACCAGCAGTTGAAAAGATAAAGGATGAAATGCCAAACATCTACGCTTACGAGTTTGAAACAAAGGTGAGGTTATCATGACAGATATTCCAATCTCTTGGCGTATCACTATGAGTGGTGCAAAGGAAGCTAAAGCCGAACTTGCGGCATTACAAGCAGAATTTGGTAAGACAGAGGGTTTAAAGAGATTTAGACAAAACACACAGGGTTTAACTGGTGATACTGCAGCATTATGGCAAAGACAGGCTGCATTAAATAGACAATGGAAATTACAACATCAATCATTAACAGAAGCCAGTAGAGCCATGAATGTATTTGGCAGAGCCATGAGGGCAGGTATGAGTATTATGAACACACTTAATCTTCTCACGGTAGCACAGTCTTCGGCACTTGGAAATCTGACAAAGGATAAGGCAAACATTCTAGCCGATTTGGAATCAATAGATTTAGAATTGGAAGATATGAGAAAAAGAGGTGAGAGCCCTCTAAAGATAGCATTAAAGGAGAATGAAAAGACCAAACTATTAAACGAATTAAAAGAGATTGAAAAACAGTTTGAGGAAACATCAAAGAACGAGGCATGGACAAAGTGGATTACCGCAGGGTTTGGAATTGCTGAGGGTGTTCAGACAGCGTTACAAATTTTGAATAATAAGGAAATAATGAAAGCACTAACATCAATGAGTGGTAAAATGTGGCAGATTGGAATGGCTCATGGTACTATATTTGGAAACGCTTTCAAAGTAGGTGCTGCCGTAAGTTTGGCATTATTAGCAGATTTAATTGTCGATATTATAGGTGGTAAAAGTGTTACAGAATCATTAACAGGTAAAAGACCCACTGAGATGATAAAAGACGCAACTGGTGTAGCAATCCCAAACGCACCACAAAACGATATTGCATTTTGGATTACACCTCTATTTGCACCTTTAACAAGCATAATCACAGGTTTAGAAAAATTATTATCACCACAAAAAGCATATGGTGAGGTAATGGCTCCACAGTTTCAAGGACCAATACAAGATTCTGGATTAAGACCAACAATTAGCGGAATAGCATCGCAAAGCATAGGATCAATATCAAAGGTAGAGATAACAAACGCACAGGAATTGGCACAGGTGGATTACAAGGGATTGGTAACTTTCAGGGATCTTACCACATTGACAGAAGAGAATAGTGAGATAACCACAGAGTCAAACGAGATAGTAAAGGAAAATACAGAGATAATAAAGACAGAAATATCCGCAAGGGAAGCAGCTAAACAAAGAGAAATAGAATTAAGGAATGAGGTACTGGCAAATAAACTAGCATTAATCGAACTTACAGCAGCAATAAACAAATCTATGATGGAAGCAGCACAAGCTACAGGCACAGCAATACCAACATCAGGTGGTGGTAGAGGTCCATATTCATCCCCAAGCGGATTCATAGGTGCCAACGGTAAGATGTATTCAAGTGCTTCCGAAGCTATAAGGAATAATACACAGCCAATAGTAAACAGTTCAAGACAGATAGTAGGCTATAAGGCAGCTAATGGGTTTGACGGTATGGTAAATAGCCCAACAATGTTTCTAGCTGGTGAGGCTGGTGCAGAACAGGTAAGCATAACTCCAGCAAGAAGATCCGCAGGCGGTGGCGGTGCAATAGTGGTTAATAATTATGTTTCAGGCTCGGTAATATCAGAAAGGGAACTTGAGAAATTAACAATGGATACGGTCAAGAATATATTAAAGAGGGCTGGATTTTGAGTGTCTCAATTACCAAAAAGCCTTTACTTCCAAACGTAAAGATTGAAAAGAATGATGCCTCATTTTACACCTTTAACCATTTTGCTGGAACTTATAATTTCAGGTTAAGAGGTTTGACATGTACACCGCCAAAGGACAATCAGAAAGGACATTTTTCAATTAGATTAACTTCAGCCAATGCCTCAAATACTGATGCCAATACGATATTATCCAATATAAAAAGAGGTAACGAGGTACAGATATGGATAGGTAAGACTGATCCTGGAACTTCTGATTCCTCAACCCGATTGTTTTTAGGAAGAATAGAAACCTTAGAGATTTACGAGCATACAGCCAGTTTCATGGATATAGAAATCAGTGGTCCTGATTGGGGAAGTGACATATTAAAATCAAGGATAGTAAACAGGAATTGGACACAGATTAAAACAGGTGACGGAATAACATTAGATACAACTGATGAAACCACATTAATACAACAGATAGTTTTGGATTTATTGACAGAAGCCAACTCTTACGCTGCAGGTGAGGTGCCAGTAGGTGACGCAACAGGAAGTGGCTCAACTCAAGGTATAGTAGTAACTGCTGCAAATATACAAACCCCAGATATAAAACTACCTGCTTTTGTTGCAAACTATGAAAGATTAGATGATAAATTATCTGAATTAGATTCGATCGGTGGAACCATACACTGGGTTGGTCCAGATAAGGTGTTTCATATGGAACTTCCAGTAGAATCAACTTCATCAAGACCAGCCGAAATACTCATCACAGATGATTATACAAACGCCACAGCGATAGCATGGCCACCAGGCCAAACAAAAGTCGGTTTGATTGGAACAGATTGTGATTATAAGATAACCGTTGAAAATAAGAAATCACGTTATTTTGGAATAGGTGGTGGTGTTGAGGAAGTTGATCAATCCAAAGAAACAAACGCATCAAGTACAACATTAAACGGACAATATATCGGAATGAAATTTACCCCTACAAAGATATTCTTAGAGGGCGTTGCGTTATATCTCGGAAAGACAGGCGATCCACCTACTTCATCTGTAACATGTATGATTTATGAGAATAAGAGTAATGAGCCAGTAGATTTGTTATGCAGTGCCAGAATAGATGAGAAATATGTTACAGCGTCAGGTGGATGGGTAACATTTAAAATGCAAACGGAACTTAATACAGCAAACTCTTATTGGATAATTCTTCAAAAGAATCCAGGTGATGATGTTTCAAACTGTTATAAATGGTACAGGGATTCTGCGTCTACTGGTGTCAGTGGAACCTCATCAGATGGTGATACTTGGACTATTGACGCAACAGGTTTTAATTATATGTATAGAACTTATACCACTTATCCCCTAGTTACAATAGTTTCGGATCCTAACAATGGCGTACTGACATCAAAACATTTCCACGAAGAAGTCATATTTAAAAATGATATTACAATCCATACCGTCTTAAACAAACTGCTTACAGGTGAATCAAATACTGGTTTTAAGGAAAAAGAGATGCTAAAATGTAGAATTTATGCACCTGATACAATACTGAGTGCAGGACAGAAGATAAGGGTAATCAAAACAGCAAGTGGTAAATCAATTTCAACTGCTGGAACCCCTAGTAATGACGATTTCATTCTATCAGATGTTACATATACATTTGAATCAACAAACGAGGGCGGAACTGGAACCTTTTGGTATGATGCTGAACTAATCAGATTTGTTTCTTATACATGATAATATGAGGATTATGGTATGAAATTAAAATCAAAAACAGGTATGAGGGGAATGGTAAATATCTATTCACTTCCGCCAGATTTTACATATGAGGATTTTAAGAAATGTGATAAGGAAAAATATCTGGTTGATAGGGGGGAAAATCTAGTTGTGGATATGGGGTTAAGGGCAATATTAAATTTAATGACAGGACAATCAACAAGTTATTTTAATTATTGTGGTGTGGGTAGCGGAACCACAGCAGCAGCAGCCGATGATACTGATATTGAAACCGCCATAGGATCAAGGGTGGCAGTAAACGATTCTTGGAGAGGTGGTTTATCAGGCTATTGGTACACTTTCTTTGATAAAAATACTTGTAATGGAACTTGGACAGAATCAGTAATTGCCAACGCCTCATCAGGGGGGGATATTTTATGCAGACGTAAATTCATCTCTTCATTCGTAAAATCAACTTCAAACGCTGGCGTGGTAGAATGGGTAATTACCGCAACAGGAACGGCTGACAGTTGAGCTCTACCAACCAAACCAGAGATACAAATGCGGGGGATTACCTTAATGATGTTAGGTTATATCTTGCACAATTAAAGGCAAAAAGCATTAGAACTGTTGACGCAACACTTACAATATTAAGACAATTATTAAGTCAAGTAGGTTTTGCAAGTGCCACACCAACCGCAACCGCTTACACATTGGCAGATTATGATGTAGTGGATAACACAGGTAAATGTATAGTCTATCTTCCCTTTGACCTTGACACCTTAGACGCAAGTAATAGTAATGATGGAACCGTATCTGGAACTGAAACCTATGTAGATGGTCCTGAAATATCTTCAACCCATCCCATGAGAAAGGCGTTTAGTTTTAACGCTTCTACATATATCACTCTGGCAAATGAATCAAATTTTGACCTTGACAGGACTAATACAATGAGTTTTTCGTTTTGGTATCAATCATCAGATACAGGACAGAAAGGAATTTTTACAAAGGCTAGAACCGCCAGTGACTATGCTGGAATTTATGTGGAAGAATTAAACGGCATATATGGTGTCGGATTTAAACTTGGTTTTACAGATGGAACAAACACCATATCAAGACACACTAATGCCCGATATAATGACGGGTTATGGTATCATATTGTATGGACTTATGATGGATCAAACACAGTAGCAGGAATTAAATTTTATATGAATGGTGTACTGACTTCAACCACAATACATGATAATGGAGCACCTATAAACACAATTTTACATAACCAGCTTCCAGTTGTAGGCGGTTCTGATGTTGACGGTGCTTATGGTGGAACTTTCAAACTAAAGGATTTCTCAATGTGGAATGTAGAACTATCCCAAGATGATGTAACTAGATTATCTGGTGGCCGACAGATTAGTAAGGACACTACTGCAACAAACCCAGCTTACCTAAGTTTTTCCGATGTGACATGATTAGTTCTATTTTATTATTTTTTAGGTGTTAATTCATGGGAAGTGCTGGATTAGAATTTGATGCAAACGATTCTCCAGAAAAGGCTCGATTAAACCAAAAGACTACATTTGTAGGAACTGGAGCACAGATAAGCGGTTTATCAACTACTTACCCTGGTCAATTTGCTTTCTGTACCTCAACAGGTTCGGGATATACAGCCGACGTGTTATATGTCAGAAATGCAGCAAACTCAGCTTGGGTATCACAGGTATTAACAGATACAATATCAGAGACAACAGAAACTACGACAACCCCAATAACAGATGATACAAACCATGATGCTGTGGCTGGCACTCGTTATTATCAATTTATTACTTTACCTACAACAGATCCATTATATATCATTACTAATATTTCTTGGAAGAATGGCACTAATCAGGCAGGTACAATAATATCAGGTGTGGATTTAATAGATGCAGATCCGCCCACAGTGGCAAGTACACCACTACTGGCATTGGGTTTGGAAGTGACACAGTCGGGGGCAGATCAGAATCAGTCATGTGGTTATGTTTCAAGTAACATGATACGAGGTGGAAGTGTTATCGGTGTATGGGTTGCATGTTCATCAGCTTCTGCAGATTTGAGAAAGGTTACAGGAACATCACAGAATCAGAGAAAGGCTGTAGCAGCTTATACATCATCCCCATCAGCAAGTGATAGTACTGCTTGGACAGCAACCACTGACAAATATAATATCACTTGCACATATAGGAGTTATTATTAATGAGTGGTTTAGAGTGGGCAACCAATGATCTTTTCGATCCCACTAGACTAAATAAGAAGACACGATTTGTAGGTACAGGCGAACAGGCTAATACATTCATAACATCCCCACAGGTAGGACAGCAGGTATGGCCACTTGAGGATTATTCTACAACATTTAAACATGATAAAATACATATACGAAACGTTGCAAATGACACTTGGTTAAATGCTACGGTTGACGAACAGGCAGAGGGAAGTATTGGAACTTCAAGTGGGGCACAACAAAGATCATTATCTGGTGATAGAAAATATTGTAGAGACACATCGTATGTTTTACCAACTACTGAAAAATTTTATATAATAAGTGCTATTGAGGCAAAGTGGGGACAGCCTGGAAGTGAAGTTATGATGGCAGGTGTTGACATTGGCACTTTCTCAACAAACACTATGAGAACCCTACTAGTGGCACTTACACCAGCAAAGGCATATTCGACAGGTGTAACTAAAATGAAATGTATGAGTAGGGTTTTAAGAGGTGGCACTACACTTTATCCTTGGGCTTCTGGCACTGGATCTTCCAATATAAATGCAGAGGCAAACGCAGGTAGTACATATCATGAGAGTACAGGAGCCCACACAGAAACACCTGATTATGCCCACACTGATTTAGCTATGGCAAATACAGGTAATGTTGGTGTATTAAAAATATACTATTATGGATACTCTTAAATTAAACCAATTCAATTTACTCTTTACTTGAAATGTATAGTAGAAGACTGTAAACAATATTTTAATACTGATGAAAGGGGTAAGGGAAGACAGAAATACTGCCATATCCATAAAGAGATAATAAGGACACAAAAAAGAAAGGAGTATGACAGGAAATACTATGAGCGAATTTCTAATACAGTATAAAAAGAATATATCCAACCTCTGTTACAGGGGATCTCATTGCTACGGAATGGGTAAAAGAAGGTGTAATAATTTAAACCATAAATGCGAATGTGACTGTCATAAAACTATAAATTAAACTAGGATAATTATCAATTATGGGAAATTGTAAAAACTGTGGAAAAGAGATCACATGGAAAACCCCCTATACAAAAGGAGACGGACCATTAAACCTTGATCTCACTCCACACAGATGCAAGAAAGAACCCCAATTATCACAAAATCAATCATTATTTGACAATGTGAAATGGGAAAAGATACCAGAAGATGAAAAGACCGAAGATATGAAAGAGCTCGTATTGGGATTAAAACTGATGCGAAAACTTGCTTATGAAGATGCCAAAGATATGCACCCAGATATGCCAGAGAATAGCAACACGTTCGGACAGATAGTAAACGCTGGGGTATCACATCTGATCAATCTTGCAAAGGTAAAAGCATTAAAGGTGAAAAAATGACAAACCCACCTATTTTTTCTATAATCAAATATAAGAGATATGAATACAACGGACTGGTAACTGATATTATGAAAAACCTAGAAACAGCCATAGGAGATCCTGATGATAAGATAGAAATAGCACGAATGATGGCTAGGGAATATATCACAAATCAGGCTTACGAACACTTGGAGGAACTTGACTGGATTAAATTCAATGAGGGATATGAGTAAGTTTGACTGTATCATGCTGGGTATAGCGTCTTTCTTTAGTTCTGCCATAATTTTCTATTCTATTAATGAGTGTCCTATAACCATTGAAAGTGTGATTGGTGTTTGTTAAAGTCACAGGAAATAATGAAATCCCTATCCAAACTATATGATGAAAGATGTTTCGTTACACATCAACCGTTCAAGATAAAGGGTTTTGTCTTGCATCATTTATGGTACATAGAGGGGGATGTAATCAGAAAGAACTATCCAAAAGGAGTGAAAGGTAGGGAACAATATATTATTGATTTAGAGCCATTAGTCAGAGAACAGCCATTCAGATTTATCCTAATTACAAACGGAATACATACCAAATTGGACCATGTAAGGAATGGAGTCAGTAGGTTAAAAAGAGCTAACCAATACAGATTTATTGTGGCGTTACTATTGACAAGGAAATGAATATTAGATTAAAGCGACAGATGGAAGATATTGAAAAACAAGGTATAGAATCTGTCAAATATAAAAAAATTTATCATGGAAAATATGACGCAGAAAGTTCCACAGATATATATCAATACGGTTCTTGTTATGGTAAAATATTATTTTATTGTAAAAAACATGATTTTGTTACTGATAATCGATATGGATGTAAACCACAATGTAAAAAAATAAAAATTCGTGTTTTAGAAGATGAGTTGGAGAAGATAACTAATAGTGGTGATTCAATACCAATAAGTTTAATAAAGAAAATATTAACGAGGGAAATATGAGTTTCAGAGGTAAACCAAATTATAGTAAACCTAAATGTTTTGCTTGTGGTAATCCTCAATGTATGAAAGTTGAATTATCGGAAACAGAGCATCATTGGCTTTGTGATTATCATTTAACAATACACCTTAGGAGTAATAAATGAGCCTTATAGAGTTTTTTCCGAAACCATTATTAACCATAATCTATTCATGCTCGACTTGCGGAAAAAGAATTAATAAGGACTCATTATACTGTCAATCATGTCAAATACAACACGTACAACCACAAGAACTATAAACTGCAAGACTTGTGGAATTGAAACAATCAACAAGGTTTTCTGTTCCCAGAGATGTAATACTGTAAGACCTCATAATTTTGAAACAGAATCATATTGTCCTCATTGTGCCAAATGGAAGCCAAAATCCCTAAGATGTAATGAATGTAATAAGAGATTAAGAAACAAGGCCAGATATACCAAAAACAAGAATCCTGATAGGTGGAGTAAGGCATATTGAGTTGTAAAAATAAATGCTTGGGAATAACAGGCGGTAAGGGGTTGCATTATGAGGAATACGGCTACTGTAAGACCTGTATGAGATGGTTTGAAAAGCCTACTCCCCTTAGATGTTCCTGTTGTGGCTACCTAATAAGACAGAATACACGCTTTTCCAGGTCAACTCATAAAAAGATAGTCAAAAGAATTTAAAAAACCATGAGAGAGAGTGTAAAATAAAAAAAATAAAATAAAAAAATTTTTTTAAAAAGTTATTTATTTATTATTTATTTTATTATTATTTTTAGAAAAACATTTTTATATTACTCTCTCTCTCACTCTCTCATGAACATAAATAATGAACCTACAACAAAAGCCAGAGGACAAATTTTTTGTAATCTAGTAGTGACCTCTGGCTCGATTAAGAGGGGTGTATTGATAAACAGAATGAATGTATCTGAACACACCTTTGCATCAGAGTATAAGACTTGGTTAGACATATATCCAAACATCAAATATAATATGAAAACAAGGGAGTTTATAAATTCACCATGACCGAAGATGAGTATATAGGATCTGCTGGAAGTTATGATATAGAGATAACCAGTACTGATATTAACAAATCATACTGTGGTAATTGTAAGAAGAATCAGCATTGTATTCATGGTACAAAAAAAGAGAAAGATTCTGATGAGATACCGCCTGTAATAATGTTAAAAGATAAATGTAATAATGATATTTGTGAGTGTAAATGCAGGCGTTTCTATTCAGCCAAAAACGGAAAACTAAGAAGATTGGGAACAATAGATGATACTGATCCTTTAGAGGGTTTTAATATGAATCAAAAACGTGAAAAGATAGATGATATAATAGATATATTAAATAATACAATAAGGAAAAAGGATTAATGCCAACCTGTAAATTCTGCAACCAGGATAATCTTGAATGGTATCAGGACCAGCAGGATAAATGGCATCTAGGGTTAAAACTGGATATTAACAATTATCGACCTCATAAATGCAGTCCACCACAAACCAAAGAAGTTGACAATAATAAACGGAATTGGGTGGACTTTGAGTGTGAAAAATGTGGATGTATTGTCAAGCAAAACCTCAAATTAGTCAAATCTAAAGAGTTAAATTTATGTTGTGATTGTCAGAGAATATGATAAAATCATTATCTAAAGAACAGCAGGAAAGACTGGACAAACATTGTATTGAGTTTAGGGAAAAAATACTAAACAATAACAAACAGATTACTTTTGATGAGGCAAAAGAAGCTATTGATTATCTTTATAAATTTACAGGACAAACTAACAAACCATTTATTATAATAATGAATTCGTTTTTGGAATCACAGTTGGCAGCAAATCATTGTGCGTTAATCAACTTGTCTTTAGGTGGGAGTCAAGTGGAGAGTCAAGTGAGGAGTCAAGTGGAGAATCAAGTGGAGAATCAAGTGGGGAGTCAAGTGAGGAGTCAAGTGGAGAATCAAGTGTGGAAGCAAGTGTGGAAGCAAGTGTGGAGTCAAGTGGGGAGTCAAGTGAGGAGTCAAGTGGGGAATCAAGTGTGGGATCAAGTGTGGAAGCAAGTGTGGAGTCAAGTGGGGAGTCAAGTGAGGAGTCAAGTGAGGAGTCAAGTGTGGGATCAAGTGAGGAGTCAAGTGGAGAATCAAGTGGGGAGTCAAGTGAGGAGTCAAGTGAGGAGTCAAGTGAGGAGTCAAGTGAGGAGTCAAGTGGGGAATCAAGTGGAGAATCAAGTGGAGAATCAAGTGGAGAATCAAGTGGAGAGTCAAGTGTGGAGTCAAGTGGGGAATCAAGTGTGGGATCAAGTGAGGAGTCAAGTGGAGAATCAAGTGGAGAATCAAGTGGAGAATCAAGTGGAGAATCAAGTGGAGAATCAAGTGGAGAGTCAAGTGTGGAGTCAAGAAAAAGTATTTTTCGGGCAGTATTACTTTGGGTTATTTTATGAATCATTTTGGCTTACATTTTATAATTTCTGGAATGATGAAAAAATAATAAATAATGACTTCATTACAAAATGGACAGAACATCTAATGAAAGGAATATTTAATATTATAATTCTGGAAAACTTTGTAATAATAACAAGACTTCCCAAACATATTAAAAGAGACGATTCAGGCAGATTACACTCTTTAGAAACAACTGCAATTTATGAGCAGAATTATATTCATGGTGTATATTTTGAGCCTGAATTATGGTTGAAAGTTTCAAAAAGACAACTAGCCCCTAAAGAAGTCATGCAGATGAAAAATATAGAGCAAAGACGTATAGCAATAAATCATTATGGGTGGGATGAAATATTTGATTATTTTGACAAAAAATTGATAAATAAAAGCAATAGAAATTCAAAAGCAGAGTTGTATCGGGTTAAAGGTCTTGCAGATGGAATAGAGATAAACATTGTAAAATATGTGGATCCAAGTACAGGAAGAATGTATGTCTCACAGGTTCCAGATGTTGATGACTATAATAAGGAAATTTTATCCGCAGATCACGCTATGGCGTGGAAAAGTTATATGAGTTTATCGGAATATCAAAGTTTAAATGTAGAGGCATAATTATACAAACATGGAAAAATTCATTAGACACGGCGACAGAAATCTAAGACGAATAGACACAATAGGAATCAACGACATTCCATCTGACCTAAAACCATCAAATCATAAAATAGTAGGAATTGGAGAATCCACACATAGACATAAAATAAGCGGTCAATGTGTAGTATATGATATGGAAAAGCCTAGAGAATATAAGGTAGATGGTAGATCGATTCTTGTAGATCAGTTCGTTGAAATCCTAGAGCCTGCAACAATCCAACATGAGGAGCATAAGGAAATTCCAATAGAGGTAGGAAAATATGCAATCATTCCAGAGAGGGAAATCGATATATTAGAACAAAAAATAAAGACGGTGTTAGATTGACTCTGGATAACTCTTTCTCTTCAAACGACTGGCGAACCTCAGATAAGCAGAGGGAAATGATTAATGATAAGTTGGATAAGATGAGCAAGAAAGAAGCTGGATTATTAATAAGACTTATACAGGCTATTTTTGACGATAGACCGAGTAATAGGAATTGAAATTCTACAACAGGGAAGAGACACAGCATCATCTTAAAGTATGTCTGGCAATAGAAAAACATCTTATCTCAAAAGGATTAATGCCTAGACGGGAGTGGTATCTTGTACTTGATCAGGAAGATAGGATAGTAGGACTTCCCAGATTCGAAATTACAGAAGCACAAAAACTAAGGCGTGAAAAATACCGTTGTCCTGATCTCATGTGGTGGAATAATGGATTATGGATATTAGAAGTCGATGGCTATGTGCATTATATCAAATCTGAAAAAACAAACGACAGAAACGAAATCTATCATAACAACAACTGTAAATTTATCGTGATTGAAACATTTGAATTATTAGAGGGAAAGACCAAAGTAAGCAACAGATCAATCGAAAGCATTTTAAGGGAAGTGGATGAGAAAATATCATGAACTTTTGTAAGGGAGAGTGCGAGGGCAAAATGGTAAGGCAGATAAAAACAAAGGATTCATCAATGTATGCTCTAGGATATAAGAACTGCAAACAGTGTGGCGGGTTTCTTAAAACCAGTGTTATTTTTTGTGAGTGCTGCGGTACAAAGTTAAGAGTAAAGCCAAAGACAAAAAGGGAAAAAGAGGTTTATGAAAGATGTATGAAAAACTTATCTAGTAGTAAAATAGAGGGTATATAGTGAAGTCATCCAAATCGGCATATATCGTAAGCGACATCCATGACGGATCTATAATGGCAGTATGTTCACCTAATCCAATCAATTCAGATTTAAAGACAGAATACAAACCAAATTCTCTACAAAAGGAATTATACCGAATATGGCTAGAATCAATAGACGCATTAGAGCAAAAGCCAAATATCTGTGTAATCAATGGAGAGCCGATAGACGGGGGAAACCCAAAACAGCAGGGAAATCAATCATGGAGTACGAATCTATCTGATCAGGCCAATGATTCTATCAAACTATTAAAAAAGATACCAGCAAAGGAATTTCTATTTGTAAAGGGTTCAGGTTATCATATTCAGATTCAGGGTACAAGCATAGAGCAATTTATAGCCGAAAGAATGAACGCAGTAAAGTATGGAATTTTTGAGGGTATGCAGGAAAGTAACGCAGATTATTGGGCTAACGTAGAGATTAACGGTAAGATATTTTCATTCACTCATCATATTCCCTATGCCAAGTTTTTCGCATATAGGGCAACACCGCTAGGTAAGGAGATGGCGTTAATGGCTTTAGATAAGGGAAGAAGTTTAAAGTATGATGTTATAGTCAGAAGCCATGTACATTATTTTATGCAGATTAGATCAGCCCATACCCACGCTTTTACTACAGGAGCATGGAAATATCCTGATGGTCACCTGACAAGGGGTGGAATGGGTGGCATATTCCCAGATATTGGGGGTGTTGAGGTAATTGTAGAATCAAACGGGGAAATATTAATCAAACCACACATCACAGAGTTAAAGGTAAAGCCAAAGGTGTATAATGTAAAATGAGAAAATCAGTACAAGTATCAATACCTAGACATATTCAACCTCAAAGAAAAATTTCATTAGAAGACCGTATAATGGTTATTGCAAAAACACCAATGACTGCAGATGAGATAGTGAAAAAGATAAATTCCAAATCATCAAATATACGAGGATTATTATCAAATATGTGTAGGGATGGAAGATTAGAAATATCCAGATGTGAACACTGTAAAATAGGTACAATGTATAAGGTGAAAAAATGATTAACTACGAACCAATAGAACTAAAGTTTGTCATAGACGACCATGACGAGGATGAAAAATATTCATGTGTTCATGGTGAATATACGGACCATGATGGAAGCATAGTTATCAACCTATTCCAGATGAACCCACAGCAAACAATAGATGTAATAATTCACGAGGTACTACATAAGGTTATAAACGAAACAGGCGTAAAGACAACAGAGGAAGCAGATCACTTTATAATCCCTCACCTAATGAGTTAAAAAACTATAACATTATAGTCAAAAACTATACATTTCAAACACTTAAATTAAACCATAACAATCCTATAATCATGAATTTACAAGAAATTCCAATTTGGACAGAAGAAAAATTAAGACAGTTAAAACCAAATACTAAATTCCAAACTCAATATCAAGATATTGTCACAGTTAGAAAAATAATTAATGATTCGTGGGGTTGGAAAGGATCACATAATAATGATTTTCAACAATCTTTAGAATATAATTTTGGTGAGATTAACATCATTATCAAAACACAATTAATTAGAGATAATCAAATTCATAACTTTGATTGTGAGTTTGCAACAGGCAGACATTGTAATTGTTGGTGTGGAGAAAAATATCATGGTATGATGGGGGTAGGTGCTAAAGTTAAGGAGATTAAATCATGAAATGTATAAAATGTTCAAGACAATACAAGACAGGAGAAGAACTAGAAGCACATGAAATATCTTGTTATGAGGTGGAAATATGAAAGCCAATCTTAACATCTGCAATTCCACTTTCTCGATAGATGAAAACAAACAGATTCCATTAGACACCCATCATTACTCTATAATTATTAATGAGTTTAAGGACAAAAGAGAAGCCGATATTATCCTATTAAAGGTAAAAGAGATGATAAGAACATTTGACTCCAAAGTAAAGGTGTATGGCCAATGAACATAGACGAAGCAACTATCCTACTAATAGAAAGAATTAATAATGATATAGACAGACTATGGAGTGAGTTTAATGAATGAGAACTTTGACAAAGGCAGAAGAGTAAGGGTGAATGTTTCAATTACTGCAAAGGGATTAGTGCAGCCAGAGGTTACGGTAGAACTATTAAACACCGAGAAAGTAATAACGGTAAATGATCCCAATGATGTAGCCAATATTACAGAGTCAGACCAGGTAGATGCAATATTCAACACTTTAAAAAAGATACAAGAGAGGGCAAACAAAGACGGATTGAGGATGGTATGGGAAGTCTAGACAGATTATTGGAACTTGAATGTATGCGAATAGGTGAAGCATTATTTCCACATCTGAACGAATTAACAAGAGATGAAGAACAAGAATATAATTCCCTAAAATCCGAGATTGAAAAGAATCAGGAGATTGTGGACAGGTTGAAAGAAATTAATATTGATAAAATTCTTCAATGTTTATGTTTTACTGATATATACCAAGAGCCAATCAAGATAGTTAGAGATGCAAAATTATTGATAGAACTTCAAAAGATTCTTGATGGGGGAGAGAAATGAGTGAATGTAATAAATGTGAATTTGTATATAGAGATGCTAGTGATTACATGGATATATATGAAATAGAAATGCACTCTAAACATCATGGGTGTATTTGTCTTTGGGAATGGAAAAGACAGGATTCACAAGACAGATATGGGTATAATCATAGAGTTGAAAGAGCAAATTGTCCTTATCATCAGGTGATGTTTTAAAATGAACCTTGAAGAAGATATAAAATTGGAAAAAATAGATGTAAACCCATCTAATCATCCAATCTCAATTTATAGACTTATTATCGGTTTAAATAAAATATGGAGTAAAGAAGAAGCCATAGAAAAGAAACAACAAATCATCTCATGGCAAAAGGATTCTGAGAAACTAAAAAGGGCAGAACAAATTATTTCATTAATTAGAAAAGATAAGAGTGAATATATTATAGCAATTACAGATATGACAAAGGAACTCTCCGAAACCAAGGCAAAATATGACAGGCTGGTAAGAAAGATTGAAGATAAGATAAAAAATATACATGAACAAATCAAGGTTGCAGAACGTGAAGATTACGCAGATATTGATGATTATTGTATGAAACTTAGAATCAAAGAACTCTCAAGCCTGATGGATTAAAAATTATCTTCAGTGTTTCCGCAGTTAATACATCTATACTGATTAATTCCTACTTCCACCTTGATCTCATTACAAAATTCACACTTTTCTATATTATGTTCTGTGAATATTTGAGACATTTTTCTTACCTTATATAAATACTATACTTATATTTAAATATTATTATAATTGTTATTTTTAGGTAAACTTTATTAACTAGCTTTATTAACCCTTTATATAATGCCTACAATAGAAGATTTTGAGTCTAAAATAATTAAAACTGGTAACTGTTGGGAATGGACCGGATATATAAAATCTAATGGATATGGGCAACTCACTCAAAATGGTAAAACCGTTTTATCTCATAGAGTTATTTATGAGTTATATAAAGGTGAAATTCCTCATGGATTAGATTTAGACCATCTTTGTAGAAACAGAAAATGTGTTAATCCTAATCATTTGGAACCTGTAACTAGAAAAGAGAATTTGATGAGAGGTGTGGGATTAACCTCACAAAATCTTAAAAAAACCCATTGTCCTAAAGGTCATGAATATAATGGGGTGAATTTATATCGTGATACTAAAAATTTCAGAAGATGTAGAGAATGTAATAGAATAACACAATATAATTGGAGAATGAATAAATGAATTATACTGCAGAGGAATATGACATTCTTCAATCAGAACAACAGAAAATAGAACAAGAATTAGAAGAATTAGAAAATCAAGGATGGGATAAAAAATCAGATAGGATTAAAAAATATGTTTATAATGCACGAATTTTATTAGAAGCTGGAAAATTACCAGTATCTAATAAAAGTGAATTTTGTTCTTATTTATATCATAAACTAACTCAACGTAACATCACAGGTCTTAACAATGGTAGGTTTTATTCATTGTTTAGTAGTGATGAGAAAAAACTTGAGATGAGTAGAATTGACGACAATGTGTCGGCAAATATTAGTTCTGGTCGAACAACCGATGAGATATTCAGGGATAAGGTATTATCAAAGCCAAAGAAAGAAACTGCATATACAAAATATTTAGAAAAGGAAATGAAAACTCTGGATGATGCCAAATCGTTAAACAATGCTTTATTGGAAAAATATAATGAAGATGATGAATATGAAAGAATAATGGATGATAATTTTAATGAAGATATGGTTTTAGAGTTAATAGAAGCCCATTCTGTAATCAATTTGGCAAGAAAGCAAATAGATGATCGTAACAAACTTTCAAATTATCAAAAACTAAACCTGCAATTATTAGTAAATCTAGGACAGACAAAGGCGAAAGCTGCACAAGATGTAGGATATTGTAGTAAGTATTTAAGTATAGGAATTGAACGCAATGATGAATTAACCAAATTATGGGATTGGGTAGGGGAATGCCATGTTTGTCATTCTGACATTAAGGCAGTAAGAGATAAAGCGATACAAGATTATGAATCAGGTAATGAGATTGACTTTGATGTGCCTATAAAGGGATATTAAGTTTAAATATACCAAAAATAAGGAATCTTAATGAACGAATATCTGACCATTCTGGCCTTTGTTTTAGCAGGGCTTGTGTGGAACAACTTTGGGTACTTTTCAGCATGGAGAAAATACAAGGATTCTTCAGACTGGGTAGGATTCGATAAGCGAAAACTCAGAGACGATCTTATTCTAGGTCTAGTCTTGGGTGTAGGTGCATACCTTTACGGTGTGTATCAGGGAGAATTAGGAGATATTTCAACGCTACAGGCTTTCATTGGTGCAGTTATTGGTGGATTCGGGATAGTTGCAGCAGTTGATAAGCTTATTGTTGGTGGAATACTCTCTAAATAGCTACTTCTCTTTTTCTTTCTTTTTTCTATACCAATTATGCTATGTGCTTTAAACCAAAACGGATCTTTTGAGACCCAAGAGGAAATTAACGCAAAATGGACCAAATCAACACTAACATATTCAATCAAATCGGGAACAGGTGACTTTGACAAACTAAGAACAGCATTAAACCTAGCCATGACTAGCTGGGATATAGAGATTCCAATCAAACTAAAATACGTCAAAGAGAACAGTGATATAACATTAGAATTTTCAACAACTGACAAATATTTTCTAGATTCACCTGGAGTCTTGGCATACGCATATTTTCCAAATTCAGGCAGCCTATCAGGTAAGATAGTATTCAATGATAATTATCTCTGGTCAATAGACGGTAAGGCCATAACAGGCGAGGAATATATGAAAAGAACAGGCAAACAGGTATCAGATCCCACTAACTTTTTTGCAACCTATAACATCCTACATACCTTAACTCATGAGATAGGACATTCTCTAGGGCTGGTTCATTCAGGATTCAAAGATGATGTAATGTACCCATTTTATAACAAAGTGGTAATTCTAACAGATAATGATATTGCCCGAATACAAAACAAGTACGGCAAGGCATCAAACAACAAGAGGTTAAAGGAGTGGCTCAAAAGGAGATTATCCAGATGAGATTAGCAATCAGTCTAGCCATGCTATTTATGGGTATATCAATGTTTATCTATCTTGCTTTAAAGGTATTTGGTATTGTCTGAAGTAAACCTCTGGAAGATAACAGAAGCAATAGAGAGAATGAGTGACAATCTAGAGGATATTAACGATTATCTAGACCAGGTACATGATACAAACATGGCATTTAACCAATGGATTCAGGCTGCAACTGAATCGCTGACGGAAATGAGAAGAGATATTAACTACCTAAAGAATAAAAAAGACTGTATATGACTATAATAGAAATGCTAGAATGTAGTAAATGTCATGGGCATGATTTTTTAGTTATGTGTTCTGGTGGTGGTGGCTGTGATTCTTGCGGATATGGTGGCGGGAGTGTTACAATAATTTGTAATAAATGTAATGTAGAGGTGTATTCAGAATGATTAGATGTATAAAATGTAAAAATGAGGTTATGAATATATATAATCTAGTCCACACAATTCAATTATCCTGTAATAAGTGTAAGGAAATGGAGAGTATAAAGATATGAAATCACATCTGGAAGAATGGAAAGAGGTTAAAGAAAAATACGAGTATATGATTAATGCAGGGTTCGGGGTAAAAGATCATCTAAAATACAGAATAGAGAGAATAGAACATTTAATATCATCAGAAGAAAAGAATCAGGATGAGTTCAACCATTTCAAGTAAGGGATTATGCCACATCTGCTTCACTTCAGGAATAGAAATATTAATAACAGAAGATATGCCTATATGTAAAAAATGCAGTCAAAATGCGTAATCTGCCACCAATGGTTCGAGACTACAAAAGATCCTATAAAGATTCTATGTAAAGTATGCCTGAATGATAAAAGAGCCGTTAGAGAATCCTGAACCCACACAATGCCGTTATTGTCGTAGGGATTTCAAAGACTGTACTTGTTAAAAGTTTAAATTACCCATTACAATACTCAAAATATGAAAAAACCAAGAGATATAGGTAAATCAATCTATAAACCTGGTACTCTTGGCTCGAATGGTTATCCAGGACTTCATAATACGGCTAGATTAATTGCTGAATATATACCAAAATGTAATATTTTTGTTGAAGTATTTGCAGGTATGGGTAGAATGGTTCCTCATGTAAAAAGCGATATATATATTAAATGATATGTCAGATTACTCTATTAATAAATTAAAATCTAAATATCCTCTACATCAGGTAATTAAAGGAGATTTCATGGATTGCATTAAAAGATATGATTCAGAAAATACATTTTTATTTATGGACCCGCCTTGGTCAAAAGCAATATATGAAGAAAATAATAAAACATTTTGTGATAGGGCTGCTTATGAATATTATGAACAAATATTGAATATTATCCCTACTTTAAAATCTGATTGGTTTTTATGCTCGGATATAAAAGAAAAAGAAATTAAAAAGATTATGAGTAAATCAGGTTATTATATTAAAGATATTATGAGTAAAAAGAAATTAATGGGTGGATATATAGGCACCAAAGTTTTATCTAACAAACCATTCATACGTTATAACCAATCAACGTTAATTTAGTTCTATTTTGTATATATATTCAGTATTCACTCATGAAAGATGAAATCAAGAACGAATGTTATATGATGTATCTTGACGGATATGAGCAAAAAGATATAGGAAAGAAACTAAACATATCACAGGCCACCGTAAGCAGGGCAATAACAAGCATAGAAAGGGGTAATGACTATCAGTTAGCAATCAAATCATGTGGGGTATTATCATCATTATACGTAAGGTATCAGGACTGGTTAAAGAAGAAGTTAAGGGAATTAAATGAGATAAAGCCAGATGGTAATTCAGATAGAATATCAGTAATCAAACTAGAGAATGACCTGTATAAGGATATGTTAACCGTTGCAGCGAGTGGTGATTTTATAGAGAATGTAAGAAGAATGAGGGATAAACTTGGCGAACTTGAAGCAGGATCTGACACTAAGCAAGGCTAAAGAGGCATTTGAATCCATAAAGGGTGACGATTCCGATTATTGGCTGCAATTCAAAGGGCTATCATGGAAAGAATTTAACGAAAAGATAGGTATGCCACTCAATACAAAGACCAAACTTCATACCAAGATATACCAGTATGAGGATGATTTAATCGAAGATATTCTAAAACATAGAATGGTATGGGTAAAAAAGGCCACTGGATTAGGAATCACAGAGATAATTAACCGATTCATAGCGTGGATGTGTACCAAAGACGATACATTTAGGGATAACCAGATAGACGTATCGGTAGTAATATTCACAGGTACTAGAACACGATTGGCCGTACAGATAATAGACAGGATTAAGGGATTATTCATAGGCCATGTATTTGAGGAAAGGGAAACAATAGGATATATCAACGGGGCTAAGATAGAATCATTCCCATCTTCATCAACTGAAACAGCAAGGGGATTATCACCATTTATTGTATTCGTAGATGAGGGTGATTTCTTTGAGAAAAACGAGCAGGAAGAAGCAAGGACCACAGCCGAGAGATATATCATCAAGACAAACCCATACATCATATTTGTATCTACGCCTAATCTTCCAGGTGGATTATTTGAGAGAATGGAGAAAGAAGATCCTAGCCAATACCACAAGATATTCCTACCATATACGATAGGCCTAAGAGATGGAATGTACACAGAAGAAGAGATAGAAGAGGGTAAAAAGAGCCCAAGTTTTGAAAGGGAGTATAACCTGCAGTACGGTGTTGGTGTAGGTGATATTTTCAATTCCGAACTGGTTGATATGATTACAGAAGATTATGACTTATCCCTTAATGGTGGAGCAAAACTAATCACAGTAGACCCAGCATATGGTTCATCAAACTTTGCAATTCTAGGATTTGAGGAAATAAACGGTACAATCTATATAAAAGATGAAATAGAAAGGGAAAGACCTACACCATCAGAGATGCTAGATACTCTATTATTATTGTCAAAGAAATACGGTAACTGTCTAATGTTGGTAGATTCTGCACATACTGGATTAATCAGGGATCTTCAGAACAGGGGAGTTAATACACAATCAGTAGTATTCGGCTCAATGAGCGAGGATAACAAACAATCATTAATCAGTAAGATGACATTCGAGGCCAGTCAGGCAGTTAGAGAAAAGAGGGTAAGAATACACAAGTCAATGAAAACATTAACAGGCCAGTTAAAGGCAGTATCATTTAACTCTAAAGGACACCCAGATAAGACCAAACTAAACTTTGATGCTGGTGATTGCTTTCTTATGGGCGTTAATCATCTAAAGAGTAATAGGGTAAGAATCATTTCATTATCTTTAAATAATACGGATGAAGATGAATAACTTTAAATTATTGTAACATATTAAGTTATATAATGCAAAAATATAAAACAATGACTTTGAAATATGAAACATATTCCACATTGGAGAAACTTGCAAGAACTGAAAATAGAACAGTTCCAAATTATCTAGAAACATATTTCTGCAAACATGATATAGATTAATCTAACGATTAGTTTATATTCAACTCTTTTTATTTATATTTGTCTTTCAGGGATTGACCGAGTTTAGATTCTAGATATATGAAAGGTAGCCCTCTTAAGACGCTAGGATGTAAGCGTGTACCAGAGAACTGGGCGGGATAAAATCCGTGAGACATCAACATCCTAACCTTTTTTAACAAGTATGATTATTGACTAATATGGGAAAATATGACACCTGGATGAAAGCAGATTTATTATTGTCAATAGCCAATGAGTTAGCAGAAGCCAATAGATTAAAAAGAGTTGAATTGTTAATGTCTAAAGATATGTGGGAAGATGAAAAAGGTAATGAATCACATACATTTGTGTCTATAAATGATCTAGAGGATAATGCGTGAGTGAATTGACAGAAGATGATATAATTTGCAAGTTATGTATGAGAAATAAAACCGATACCTCATGTTTGATACTTATGCACTGGAAACACCGTTTTAGATATGATTTCTATACTTGTATTGATTGTTGGGATATGATGCAAAACGCAATTACTAATACAAATGGAGTAATAGATTCGTTAAAATGAGTAAAGGAACTGGATCCATGCGTGGCCAAAGAAAGCCTAGAAACATTGATATAATCAAGCAGCAGAACAAGGTAATAGTAGATATGCAGAATCTAATTAATATTCAGGGCGGGATAATAAAGGACCAGATGAAAAAGATTGAGGAGTTGAAGAAATGAAAATTAATAACTCTATTTTATCAGATGATGGTTGGTTTGATATGAATAGTTTGTTAAATATTAAATGGGTTGAAATAAAAGGATTAAATTTCTTTGTTCGTGGGAAATCGATTTCTATACCAAAAGAAGACATACCCAAACTAAAGAAATGGCTTATAGAGTATGAGATGAATAATGGATAAGGAGTATGCGATTTGAGTCTTGACAAATACAAAGCCCAACATGATAAAATAAAATGGGCTATCCAATGTAAGTTATACCGAGTTAAAGGAATGATAAAATGAATCAACAAATTAGTATAGTTAAAAAAGGAAGATTTGTAACACATGTTGATAAAACAGGCTACCTAAGAGAGTGTTACAATTCACATCATAACAGGTGTGTGAACAAGAAAAATATTTGCACTTGTAAGTGTCATCTTGAAAAAAAATCAGATGGAGAAAAAAAGCCTGGATGAACTAATCAGACACAGATCAAGAGGAAAATATAATGTAAGTAAAAAGACAAATTCTCATGGAGTATGTATAATGGAAGATGAATTTCCCAAACTAAAGAAATGGCTGATAGAATACGAGTTAAATAGTTCTCATAACGTAAAATAATCAAAAATCCATTAATGGGTATTCATTTTAATTCAGGTAGAAAAGATACAGGTAGAACAGACAAATATAGCGATGAGACACCTCTAAAGGACTACCAGGATTACAGAAAAGATTACCCGTTAAAAGACGAAAACGCTAGGGAAATAGCAAGGGAGATAACACTAAAGAAAAGACCAGTTCAATTCATAGGCAAAAAGAGTTTGGAAGTACGCAAACAGGAATTAGTTTCTCATATTCAATCTTATCAGGAAACTTTCTCACATCAGGCTAAAAAGGCTTGGATTAACAAACTAAAGGAATTGAACGAGGCACTAGGGTTTTGAATCAGGTTTTAGATACTTTTAACCATTGTGTAGATGATCTTATTGCAGAGATTAGACGTATTAATATTGAGAATCCTGATCCGTTAATGGCCGAGAACAAGACCAAAAGAGTCATTCAAAAATGGTTCAAGCATGGCGGAAGACTACCTAGAGGTTAAAATTGACCTTAGGAATTTATTTAACTTTAGATCAATCGATAATTAATTACGGGGATTATTCAAGCGGTAACAAGATAACAGGAACTATTTATAGTGACATTTACAAATCAGTATCCTTTAACCTAACCGATTATACCGTTACACTTAGACTATATAGGGAGAATGGAACTGTTGATTATCTAGACGGAACTTGTGCCATTGTAACTGCAGCCAGTGGTACTTTCTCACTAACCGTAACCGATGGCCTATTGCCTCAAAGGGGATTATATTTGGCAGAAGTAGAGATAACCAAATCAGGAATACTACTCTCTAGCATAAACAGGGTGGAGTTGCTAATACAATGACAATCAAATCATTCCTACGAAAAATATGGGTAGAGGAAGCAGTACCAAAACCAATATCACAGATTATAAAGTCTTACGGTTATCAAGGGGATTCTCCAGAGGTATCATTTGAAAGGAAAATATATTATCATTCAATATCCCCCCAGATTCAGGTAGGTGTTACAGGGTATGCCAGATTATTAGATCCAGCCAATATTATAGTAAATACAGATGATGAAGATTCAAAGAAGATTATAGAAGATTGGATGGAAGTTACCGATTTTAAGACCAAATTCGAGGCCATGTGCAATACATTTTTAATTTGTGGTAACTCTATTCTGGAAAAACTAGATGATAAACTAATCCAAGACGTAGCCGAAGTGGATATGAAAACCATTACAGGCAAGAAAAGAGATGATGCAGGAAATACACTATACTATATTCAACAAGCAGGACCAGAACAGAGAAAACTGGGAGAAACAAAACTGGATAAATTCATAGAGTTTAATCTTTCTACTATCTCTAGGGGTATGTGGAGTCCTTGTATCTTTGAATCTGCATGTATTCCAAGAATGGTAGGAAATAGAAACACGTTACCTCTAGTTGAATTGGTAGTTGGCCTAGAAGATGCCATGAGTACAATAGTATTAAACAACGCTTATCCAGAAGTGTATTATACATTCGAGGGGGCAAATGAGGAAGAATTAAAGCGTGAAGCTGAGAAACTAAGGAAAAAGAAACCAGGAGATAGATCAATAGTAACCAAGCAGCCAAAGATAGATTTGTTCGAGGCAAAAGGTCAATCCGCTTATGTCGATTATATCAAATACCTTTACAATTCCTTATCCGCATCCGTCAAGTTCCCAATAGATATTATCAACGGTGACTTTACAAGCAGGGCAAGTAGTGAAACCTCTGCAGATTTACCCCAGATGGTAGCAAGTAGTATAAAGAGATACTTGGGTAACAAGTTAAAACAGGAACTATTTGATTTAATCCTACAACAGAATGGCAAGGATCCTAGAAAAGCCAATCTACAAATCACATTCGGTTCTAACGAACTGACTCCATTAACCCCCGCAGATGTAGTATCCAGATTTGAAAAGAAATTATGGACAGTTGAGGAAGCTAGGGAATGGGATAAGGATAACACTAACTCGGATCTGTTTGATGATGATGTAATTAACAATGAGGTACAGGCACAAAAGGAAGAGGAACAGAAACAACAATTCGCAGATAAGACTAGTGTGGCAGGATTAAAACAAGATATGAATGATGTTAAGAAAGAAATGAATCAAAGAGATGAACAGATTAAACTACTCCAAGAGAAACTAGCCGAAAGGGAATTACAGGAATCAAGTGAAAAGGCAAAGACTACAAAAGAGATACTAGGGTTATTGAGGGATCTTAAATGACATTAAAACTATTCGAGGATAAAGAGGGAACCAAACTCTTCAATATGTGCAATTTCATAGAGGTAGAAGTAGGCTCATCTAAATCAAAAGAGGTCTATCTTAAGAACATTGATGAGAAATGGAATATAGTAAACATAAAGGAAACCGTAACAGATGGCGATATTTCAGTGGTAAACATACCCTTACAATTAGCACCAATGGAATCAAAGGCAGTAACAATCATATTCAAACCATCACTTAACAGGGATTCAGGACTTCATAGTGATCTATTCTTTACGGGGAAGCTTGTCAAGGTATAGTTCTATTTTACTAAATTTATGGGGTAATAACTAATGGTTGCAACTTTTGACGTAGTTTGGGATTTCGGGGGAACAGCAAACACACCAGGTACAGTAGCACAGACACTTACTAATTTACGATTTAATAATGAGGATACAAATGATCAGGATACAGCATCACCAATTACAATTACTCCATCTACTACAATCTATTCTTTCTGGAAGCATGTTTATCTAAAATGTACTGCTGGTCCATCAGTTCAAATTAACAATGTCAAAGTCTATACAGACGGCACACTAGGTTGGACAGGTTGCACAGTAAAGGTGGGCGATGATGTCTGTGCCAGAAATAGTACACCGTCTTACGCAGGTTATGATCCAGGCTTAGCATCTGTATTAACAACACATGATACAATAGCAACTACAACAAGTCTTTTCACTTATACATCAGGTTCGGCTAGAAGCGTTACTATATCCGAATCGGGTTCCATAATTAACGCAACAAATGAGACTACAGATTATGTAGTATTACAGCTTGAGGTTACAGATACCGCAAGTCCTGGAACTGCAGCGACCGAAACAATAACGTTCTCATACGATGAAATTTAACCCAGCAGACTGCAAGTGGAGAGCAATTCACACAGATAAGATTATAGATTATCCAAACTATATCGATATAGACAGATCCACATTACAGGAATTTCAATTATTAAACGGTGATGAAATAGTATATTCCCTAAAGAGGCCAAAGAACAAGCCATTCAAACTATTCGCAAGACTAAGAACCTATGATATGAAAGTAGACAATCAGGGAACTAAGGTATGGATAGTTGGTAATAATATTCCCCCAGTAAGATTTGATATTATAGACGGTGAAACAATAGAGGAATGTAAAGAGTATAAGGGTAATCACGCAAAATATGATCGAGTAATATTTAGAGAGGAAGAACAATGATATGTAAGTGTGAGGATGACAGACATGGTCCAGACGGTTGTCTAATCCCTAATGACGGTGAATATAACGAAATCTGTCAGGCCTGTTATACCAGATGTTATAAATGGCATATTCGAGAGAATATTCCGCACAGGGTAGGCAAGGCAAAGATAAAAGAGTGTGAGCATGAGAAACACAAAACCAATCCGCATCAAAAGAAAAAGATTAGGGAATTTGAATCAGATGATATTCATAGAGGAGAGAAAGTAATAAAACGATACTGTACCCATTGTGTAGTTTGGTTTGAAGAGGAGAGAAAGAAATGGTAAGATGGCACCACAACGAATGGTCACCTGATACTTGTGAGTGTTGTATTCAGTTTGTATTTGATGATGATCTGCCTGCAGAGCAAAGGGTTCATCTGTTTTTTGCCAAATTAAAGCCTTGTAGCAAACACCCCATACTTACAGGTACAACACTATATGATACTGCTGTAAGCGAATCTTCAAGAGTACAGAAATTGATAGCACAAGTAAAAACATTAAGCGGGTTTTCTACATTAGATGATCCAACTTCCAATATAAAATCTATAAGAAATTGGACTGGAACAGATACTAACAGGGTGTTAAATTTTTCAGTCAGTGGCACGACTCTTACCAGTAACCAAAAAACCACCATTCAATCTTGGTGTGATACTAACTTTGGTACAGGTAAGGTTGTTATTAATTGACTGATAGTAGATGGATTGCATCAGGCACTCAGGCAGTATCAGATAACACAATAGAATATGTCTGTATTGTAGGCAATAATGCCGTTTCGACTACCACTGAGGGCGGAAACAGGACAGAGAACATTCTTCAACAGGCTGGAACTCTCAAAAATGGAGCTGTAATAATTTCAGCAAATGATGTATCATCTGCAACACCTATCAGACTAAGAAAAAAGACAACAACGGATGCAAACCCAAACATATCTGTAACAGGAAACACCACAGGATTATTTGAAGATACTACAAACACACAGACTGTTTCCGCAGCAGATGAATATTATTGGAAAATTGCACCACCATCCGTTTCAGGAAATCATTCTGTCACAGTAGAGGTACTTGTATTAACATTTACCCCTACAACAACAACTGACACAGTTACCTACTGGTGTAACGGATTCAACTCGACAGGTGACACAAACAACAACGTAACAAGGTGGATATATATGATAGGATATGTATATTCACCAGATTCAACCGAAACAATATCTGAGGCTGTAATAAGAAGCCAGACAACTTGGAAAAATTTATCATGCCTAACAATCACATATTCAAAGGGTGGTGCAAGTACCATCAAATCAAACATAAACCAGACTTTAGGTACTCAGACAATTTCGGTTTCCGCAGCAGGCAGAACTTCAGACACAACACATAGCGATTCATTATCTACAGGAGATAAGATTGAATATGAGACAACATATTTTGCAGACGCAAACAACTGGATAAAATCAAATCTTACATCTGAGGGAATAAACACAAGTAATATTTTCATAAATACCCATCATCCTGTAACGAACGATTTTGGCGCAGGACAGACAAAATATCATCCGTTATACGGTTTTATAGACGGTCTTTCCACTGAAAATAACGCAAAGGCAGCACCGAAAGTAACCGCAAACTGGAAAGAATTAACAGGTAATGTGTGGTCAAACACACATACTACCGCATCCACTTTTAGATCCAGAATAGATACAAGTTCGGGCACTACATTAGGCAGTTCATCAAACGGTAACCAAGTATTATCATATGCTGCCAGTACCGCAGGCGTAATTACCGATTCAACCAATACAGATGCGGTAACTGCGGATTATAAACTAACTTGGTCTTTGGTTTCAGGCACAGGTGGTGTTTTTTGGAATAGAACTACAACATCATTAATTGCCCAATCAACGAATTACACAAAAACCTTTACCATTGATGCCACATTAAAGAAAAACCTAACCAAAACCTTTACCGCAGACGTTACCCTCAAAAAGGCATTTACAAAGACATTTACGATTGACACCGTTTTAAAGAAAAACTATACCAAAACCTTTACCGCAGATGTAACATTAAAGAAAAACTTTACCAAGACTTTTACCATCGATACTGTCCTAAAGAAGCTGGATATTCCAAAAACCTTTACAATCGATACGGTTTTACAGAAACTAAACAATCTCAAAACCTTTACAATAGATTCAGTATTAGCAACAACAGGTTCTAAGACCTTTACCATAGATACCGTACTAAAAAAGAATCTAACAAAGACGTTCACAATTGATACAGTACTTCAGAAACTCAATAATCTAAAGACTTTTACCGTTGATACAACACTACTCAAGGCATTTACTAAAACTTTCACAGTCGATACCGTCTTACTCAAGAATCTTACAAAAACATTTACAATAGACGCCACTTTACTCAAGAATGTCACCAAAACATTCACCATTGACGCCGTACTCAAGAAATCATATACAAAGGCATTAACTATCGATACAGTATTACAGAAAAATCTAACAAAGACATTCACTATCGATTCTACTCTGCTTAAGAGTTTTACAAAACAATTCACAATAGATTCGGTATTAAAGAAAGCCTATACCAAGCAGTTCACAATAGATTCTACCCTCAAAAAGGCATTTACTAAAACTTTTACCATCGATACTTACCTAGAATCTGCTGGAAGTACCACAAAATCATTCACGATTGACGCAGTTTTACGCTCATCAAGACGTGCAGGAAGTGCAATAAAGAGGATAAGAAGAAAATTACCACCAAAATACCCCGAATTTATACCAATAGAGTTACATTTACCCCTAGAATCAGCCGTTACAGTTCCACTAAGGGAGAGAATATCGGTAAGATCATTTATCTACAAGAATCTAAGGACAATAATCAGCCTAGAATCAAGTGTATTTAGGAAGATTATAGAGAATTTACCTCTCAGATCAGCCATTTCACAGGAAACAAACACGCATACTGCACTGGAAAGTTATATATCAAATGGAAATGTGTTTTATAGTATTCCTCTAGATGGTAATATTAACAGGGATAAAATGGACAAAATAAGGGAAAAACTAATCGATTTGATAGGAGAAGACTATGAAACTTCCTAGTTTTTGTTATCAAAAGGCGTTCTGGTTATTGGTTCCTATTATTATTATATTTACTTCATCTGGAATTGCTGCAGTAATGGGACAAATTGGCTCACTAGACACAAGATTAAATGATATAGAGCATCAGGTAGATTCTAACAACGTTCCAGAACTAAAAGAAACCATAAGTAAAAGATTTGACCGAATAGATGAGAATTTATTTATTATTCAAAAGCAGAATTTAGAAAATTATAAGGAGATTTGCAAACTAGCAGAGGGAGACTGTTGAGGCTTAGATTTTCTAATAAAAAGATATTATGTTGTACTCATTGCTCATCCATGAGATTAGATATGGTTGGGGATGTTTTGGTTTGTATGGACTGTAAGGCCTGTAGGGCACTTTGTTAGTTCTATTTTAGTATAATTTAATTAAAATTTTGTGCATAAAGTAGTTATAGAATCTATCGGAACGGTAAAAGGTAGAATCATAGAGGGAATAGCATTAACCCCCGCAGTATCACTTAACAGAAATATTTATTCCATAGAGGCCATAGACTCGGCTAGAAATCTCGATAAACAACTAAAAGCAGATTGGGAACATACAGAAGAAGTAGTCGGACATGTAACTTATTTCAAAGGACCTAACCATTCTATCAATTATCGAGCAGAAATAACCACAGAAAGGGCTGCAGAAATTAAAGAGGGCGTTCACAAGGTATCAATAGAGGCTTCAGTTGACGATGTCGTATCTTCTTGTAATAAAAAAGGATGTTATAATCTCGTTGACGGTATCACATTTGAGGGTATAGGAATTACAACCAATCCAGGTGTCCAAACTACAACTCTAAACATTGTCGAATCTTATCAAGACTGGAAGCCAATAACAGAATCACATTGTATAACATGTAACGAGAATATCATAAAAATAAACGAGGAAGAACAGAATGAAATTAAGGTCGAATTGGAGAATCTAAAGAAACAAGTAGAGAATCTATCCAGACCTAAATGTGAAAAGTGTCATGGTTATAAGAAAAACTAGTTCTATTTAATATATAAACTAAAAAATCATCAATGACAGATATAGAAGAATGCTCATGTACTAAGGAAATGAATCATGACGAATGTCCAGAAGCCGATAAGGTAGACGGAAAATGTCCCGAAGTTCCTAAAGTCGAGAGTATTCCAGAATGGGCAAAAGCTCTTCAAACCTCTTATGAATCAATCTCTGGCAAATTAGAAAAACTAACTGCCTTAGAAACTTCAATAGGAGTCAGAGAAGTGCCAAAGCCAGAAGCAACAGTATCTAACACAAGTGCAGATACAGTCACAATGGAAAACATCGCTGAAAAGATGGCAAAAGCCTTTGATGATGGTAGGGATTTAAAACTCACTATTCCATACGAGGGTGTAAGATCACTTGCAGTTTCATCTACACAAGTAGGCAGAAACGGTATCAGTGAATCATATAAAACATCTAACTTCAGAAAACACCAAATTCAAGAGGTTGGGTTTACCTTTACTGGTACACATACAGCCATTGACCAAATTCCTGGAGTCCAAACAGTTCCAGGTGGTGTAGACTTTGCACCATTGAGACAGTACACTAATTACAAATCTATTCCAAAAGGAAAAGATTCCGCAACTTTCTACAAAAAGACACTGCCAGACACACTAGTCCAAGTACCAGGTACAACTGTCACAGAATCATCAATGACATTT